ATATTAATTCCGATTTTATTCTTTTGTTTTTTATGCCGCAGCAAGATATGTAGCCGAGATCATTAGCTCACCCCCAGTGCTAACTTCTTGTACCAATAAAGACGAAATGCCAACAGACGTATCCCAATTGTGTAAAATTATCGACGTGGAATTTACCTTCACATATCCGCAGGGCACGTTCCCAGCGGCAATTGCTAATCCAAGTCCGTATCCTACTGTTATAGATGAATACACCCCCGCGTTTTCAGATACAAATGGTAAACCGTATATTATTATCGCCTTTGTTCCTATCATTGGTGCGTAAGTGGTGGTCTCGATGCCTATTCTCAAATTTATTTGTACCAATCTTCCTATTTTTATATAATTTCCCACTTGATATCGATGATTTGCCGCCGATAAAATATTTCCTGAGATATCTCTAAATTCTGGTGTAAATGTTCCTTCCTCGTAATCATCTAAAGTGTTTACGTTGGCGGAGGGAACTTGAGCAGACGGAAAAGTTATTCCCTTATTAGCGTATATTAATTCCGTGGATTTAAACGAACCACTGGTGGTAACCGAAGAAGACAGAATCAAATCTCCTGTTGAATTTATTATTTTTCCGCGGACATCAAGATTCTGATTAACAAAAAAATTATCTGAACCTGTAACATAAAATTCAGGAACCAATATAGAAGAACTCAAAGACAATTTTGTAATCTGTTTACCTGGCGCTGTAACGCCATAGTTTAAGGTTAAATTTTGATTCCTGCTCTTATTGACCATAAAATATATTACGTTTCGTTTGTGTTTTTATCTGCTTTAATTAACCTTCCCCATATGATAAGGTTTTTATTTTCTTCTGCCTGTCCTACGCGATGTTTTGCCTTCACGCGCGCCTCGCGTACATTTGTCAGTGGTATATCAATCGGAAACCCTATTTCCGTTATACTAAGATCTCCGTAGTTTATTGACTTTTTGTATTCTATATCCCGCAGAATTCCTTCAACCTTACTCCCAGAAACCAAATATTCTATAGCATGTTCAGGAGCATAACCAAGATTCTTTAGGGGTTTCCTCTCTACCATAATAATAACATCATCCAGTGTTCCACTAAACTCTTTTTTCACATAACAATATAGAGACAAATGATCATGCTCTGTTACGTTATAGCTAGTACCTGGTTGAAACTCTGTTGTCAGCTTACCTGAGCGCTCGCCCGCAGAAAAATCCCCAAAGCCTTTAATGAGACCTTCCGTGTCACTCTGGGATGGCCACATTACATGGACAACAGATCCAAAGTGATTTACCTGAATTATGCTGTCTTCTGTATTTCCTATTTTGCCTGTAGTTTGAGATCCCAAAATCATGCTTGGCATCTGGAAAATCCCACACGAATGTGGGAATTCTGCAATGTTGTTTTGCCAGTGTTGTTCTCGTCTATTTGGGTTTTCATTGATATTCACAAATTTTAAACTTTGATTTTCTACATCCTTAAAGTACTCTACGGCACCATTGGTTAGTTTTTGATAATAATCAAATTTAATGTTGTCAATGGTTTTGCTTGTCGCGGAACCGTCAGAAGACGACAATCTAACCCTAACATACCCAACAGGCGGATGAGAAAGTAATCGACCCGTATTATAGCTTGAAGAAAGTCCGCCAGAAATAGAAGTTATAGAGCCATAACTAATATCAGACCAGGAAGTTTTACTTCCACTCAAATCATTTGTTACTATTTCTACAAAGTCAGAAAATTGACCATCATAGTCGAAATCCAGAGAAAAATTGTATGTGGAGGCTTCTCTTTTCGAGAGATTGAAAAGGGAAGACATTTGCGAATCTGAAAATTCATACCCACGAACAGAATCTTTAAATTTCAAACCATAAACCAGTTCACACGGATAAGCCGCCTTGAATTTACTTTTGTCTTGATTGAGCAAACTCTGGAGGGACAGACTATAGATAGAGCCAGTGTTGTTTGTCCCTACTGCAAATAGCAAATTTTTATATTTATCCGTCACAACAAAACCGTAAGAACTTTGATATATTGGGTTGTTACATACGTTTTTCCAGTAATCGCCGTTGCTAGAGGAATTCACATACCCAGCACCTCCAGCAAGTAGCCATAAATTATTGTCATAGTCCTCCTTGATGTAATTTACTCCAACAATAAATGCAGCAAGAGAATAAAAACTAGACTGTTCCCACGATCCACTCACTCCACCAGCCGTGGAGAGAAAAAGCCCATCGCCAGAGTACGTCCAAAAAAAACCATTACTATCAAAGTAAAGAACGTTATCGTTACCGTTAAAATGGTTCGGATAATAGAAGTTATCCACCCATGAGCCAGAGCCGTACAGGGGGGCAGAAAGAAGGGATCCGCTTAAACCAACTCCCCACGTATTAAATTGGTAATTTTTCATCGCGGCGACAGACAAGGTACTTCCGCTGTATAGGAACCCGTGACAGGTAATTTCTGTAGGGCAGTAAATCGAATTTATTTTTTCGAATGTACCAGCAGCGCCGCCCTGGCTGGAGGTGAAGATATTAAACTCTACCTTATTGTGCGCGACTGCGCCGAGGGCAATAATATTCTCGTCATCTTGATTTATATCGAATTTGAAATCATTCATAAAATCCACACCAGACAGACCATCGTTGCCCCTATCAGTGAGAGCCGAGGAAGATTGAAAAACTAGATCCCAAGATACCCCCTCATTGGAGGAATAAAACAAAACTACAGATTGATCGGCGGCGAGGTTTTGGTAGGATCCTGACTTTCCGAGAACATAAATTTCTCCAGCGGAATTTAATTTTATATCGTGGAATGCCGCGCTACATTGTGTTTTAACAATATCCCAGTTATCACCGTCATCTACGCTCTTAGCTATAAATCCATAGTAACCAACCAATCCTATCGAATATATAATCCCTAAATCTTTATTTGTTGCTATATTATAAACTGCGGCGTCTACCACATCAGAAGATGTGGAATATACAGAAAACAATGAACCAGTCATGGATGCCCGAGCGGAGAGTTCAATGTATTTTTTATTGTTAGAAAAATAATGTTCTTGATCTATCGAAGAGTCTACACTCTTTATCCTAAAACCGTTACCTAGCTTTTTGTTAACAAATGACATTATTTATTTATTCCGTTTTTTAGTGTATAGTTAATTGTTGTTTCTATCTTTGTCTGCTAATATGTTTTTAGTGTAATAATTTTTGAAGTTTAAAGATTCTTGAGAATCTTTATTGTCAATTAAGGTACTTCCGTTAATCTTTTGAGCATAAAAAGACGGCCTATATGTATTGATAATTGGAGTAGTCGCCTGGAAGAGTGTACCCGTAATATTCAAACTAGCGGAGGCCAAAAGAGAAGGAATGCCAAGTAACCCCTCGCCCTCGCCGCCCAAAATGGCGGCGAGGGCGAGGTTGTAATTACTTACACAAGAAGCATAAATATACTCACCTCCCTCTGACGAGTTTACGGAAGGTATAAAATTACAAATATTGTTTTGAGAAATTAAATTAACATCTTTATTACTTAATTTAATTTCATGAAGTGAAGAGCCAGCGACAATATTATAAGCAAGGAACTGATCAGAGTCAAGAACGTGAGCGCCAAATATTAAGTACTGTTCGCCAGAAGAATAATCTTTAATCAGTTTCGCGGAATCGATAGAACTAACCCCAGGCGTGCCATATTGATAAAAATCTAATAACGTATTTCCTGAATCTTCAGATTTTAATATCACACCTATTGAAGGGAGTACTAATTCTCCATAGAAATATAAAACACTTGAATCTTTTTCTTTTTCTGCCCCATTTAGAGTGTAGAGACTAGAGGTGAAAACAGTAGACCAACTAGATCCACCATTAATCGTAGTTCTAATAATCCCATACTGATCGTTGAAATTGCTTCCAACTACAACAATATTATTTTCATCCACGCATACGATATTTCTTGGACGCTCTTGAGGACACAGCACACCGTCTGTTCCTGGATAGAAAATCATATCGCTCGTTCCCCACGAGCCCGTAATTCCAAGCGAAGAGGATCTTACAACCCATGCAGATCTATTAGCTGCGCCAGATAAAAACATACCATCGCCAGCGCAATACAATTTTCCAGAAGGAGCAATACTTAATGACCTTGCCGTGGACGTATAAGAAGTACCCGAGCTGGGCATAAAAATGTCAACAGATCCCCACGACCCCGAGGCGCCCCCAAGAGAAGATGACCTTACACAAAAAGATCTGCTTAGTTGCCCGCACGCATAAATTGTATCGTCTGAATCGTTCAGCGTGAAAGCACGTACAGCATCAAAAAGATAGCTCTCATATCCGAATAATACGTCATTAGACAACGAGGAAAAAACGTTCCCCACGATAGGATAAGGCCGACCCTGATCTACAATTTCCCACGGTGAACCAGATCCAGATCTGTAAATGGTCCACTGGCCATCGTGGCCCTCACTAGAAGGAGACACCATGGTTCCCCCCACAAACAAATAAAAACCGCTAGAAAAAACAGCATAAGGAGTAAAGGACCCGCTATTAAAATCTAAAGCCTTGAATGTAAATTTGTGTGCAGGATCGGTCGGCTTTGAATTTCTCCAATCCTTTGATGCGCCATCGGCAAATGTCGATACCATCCTGCTCTGTATTGACGCATCAATAGCCACCGACGACTCCCGTGGGAGCGTAAAAATACCATCAACAGTGTGCTTTGTATCGCTTTCGTAAGCAGATCGAACCTGTGTACCTTTTGTGGCGTTGGTGTCTGCGAAGTAATTCATGTTGTTCGCAGAGATGACCGACGAAGCACTAATCGCAGCTTCAGGTATTTCTACTGGGGTTCGGAAAATCGGATATTTGTAGCCGTACCGTGGGCGTTCGAGAAAATGGCTTTCAACCACATGTTCGCCGCCGACGAATTTCACCCTGGCAGGGAGAAGTTGTTTGATTGAATCGCTGATCTTTCTGTCAAACCACTTAAATAGTTCAAAAAATGCCGTAAAATGGACGCTATCACCTAATCTTTCAAAATAAATCCTTCTATACGCTTCCAGATCAGCATACTCGTCTCTATACTTATTTACAGGATTTCCTATTGCCTCATTCAAGACATCAAATGTAGAAAATATTTTTGTAATATCTTTATTTAGCGCATCAACCAAGCTAAATTCCAGCGAAACTTCATTCGTATCATCTGCAAGATCTTGAATTGATAATTCAGTTTTGTTTCTGATTCTTATTTTGTTTTCTGTCCAGCGCAGATCCACAGACGGACTCAGATGACTATATTCAAGCAAAAATTTCTTGTATGGGTTGTGGTTCCCCAGAAACATAGAGCCTGTGGCCGTATGGCCGTTTCTAGACAAATCTAAAACACCATTGAGGTTACCAGCGGTGTCGGTAATTACATTTTCTCCCAGGGGCCAGTGAGCGCGTAGAGGGTGCGGTGTCTCAGCTGGATTATTGGTTCCAACGCTAAGGAAATTTAATGCATGATCATTCATTTCGGATGAAGACAATTGACGATTCCAATATCTGTATTCCCCCATAAATCCCTGGGCAGGGAACTGGAACAGGGAACCAGACGATGCACCCATAATAAAATCAAATTCATCAGTCAACAACTCCACAAAAGCGCCCGTCATGGCAGAAGAACCGATGAACGATGAACTGAAATCCAATTCACCATTTCTAGTAGTTCTAACTTCGATAAACGGCATTGCTGTAGGGGAAATACCTGCAACAAGATAAACTATATCGCCATTAAATACTGGCACAGACGATCCAGAGAAGAAATATCCATCGCTAGATGTTAACATGAACTTTCCAGAAGTGGATCCTAGTGTGTCAACATTCCACAGCAACGATACAGAAGAGCTAGCACCAGCAGGATCCACAAATTGCCATACAGCGCCAGTCAGTAGACTGGCCGCATAACTTGCAGAAGCGAATGGTAATTGTATTGTGGTTTCGACTGTATAACTACCGTTAGTGACCGCGCCCTGCACGGATGGAACCTTAATGAAACTTGAGCTTAAACTCCCAGTCCCGAAGCCCATCAGGGATGTAACTTTTTCTTTATTTATTCTTTCATCAATAACAGATCCGCCAGGAAGGTAGCCGTATTCTTTAATGTTAATATTTTCTTTGTTGATCCCTAGCACGTTAAAAAACGCATCCAAATTGTTCCGTTTACCCTTTGTCGCCAAAAGGTACGGGAGGTTGTTTAAAATTCTTCTCCAAAATTGATTTCTGATCTCATACAAGGGAACTTCCAAGCTTCCAGAAGCCAAAACTCCATCGCCAAAAAAGAATTCAAGAGGATTGGCATCTCCAAAATGCTCCGTTATTTTCCATCCAAAATATTTCGTTAAATTAGGCAAAAATAAGTCTGGAGTATCGCCCGCATTATCATAATTTGTGACCTTTAAATTACCGAATTGATCAATGTAGAGCTTTAATTCATCGAAAAATCTAGCCATTGCCAAGCTAAAAGAAGTTAAGATGTTTTCTTGTTTTAAATCTTCTTCTATCACTCCGATAGAAATCAAATTGAAAATATAATTGTTATTATTTGTATCGTATAATGATGCAGAAAGTACCAAACTCGCACTAAATTGCAAAACATCAGGATGAAAATTGTACAAAATAGGGTCTCCAGGATCTGCGGTATACGCAGCACCTGAGACGCGAGAAGTGGAAGAATTATAATTTACAATTTTACCATGAATTCCATTTTTAGAATAGTCTATGACCAAAGAATCAACAGAATCTACATCAGTAACGCCTTCGTTAAATTTATAATATAATGAAACATAGCTATTAGAATCAATGGGTCTGCTGTAGTTTTTAGAGTAAAAAAGACTACTTGCAGTGTGTAAAACCATAACATTATCAATCGAACCAGAATACATATCGAAAGAAGAAGAGGCATGATACAGAGTGCTACCACTGCCAATGAAAATTTTATTTGGTATCTTCTCAATCGGACCATAGCTTATGAGTGCGGAGTTTTTGCATTGGTTATTAACAAAAAGTGAGGCAACTTGGCCATCATAAATGGCACCAACAGAATTAAAACTGGAAGTGAAAGAAGAATAAGAACAACTCAGGGAAATTTTCTCTGACCCCGAAAAGAAATCAAATTTCAAATAAGAATCGGCGGCGCCAGAAAAATACAACTCATAGCCAATCTTGTTGTCCAAATACCCCGTCAAGGGTGTTTTTACATAATTTATCGATATTTCATTGCTTGATAAAACTTCCGATAATTGAGCACCCAAAATATAAGTATTGACAGTAGAATTATCACCAACAAATGTCCTATCTGAATCGCCCGTGGCAGGACCTACGTTATAATCGTGCAACCCTGTGCCTGCGGCCAGAAAAAGGCCAGAACACCTGTACCAGCCATTCCCGACAGATTCAATGTAAATTTCATCGAACGGGCCCGCAGAGCCCACTACCCCACTTATAAGATCAAAATACGCTTCGGCGCCCGCTATCCCCACCACATCCATATGAATCCAGGGTTTATTGCCTGGCTTGGCGTACACAGAAAAAAGATACTCAGCGCCAACCGTTAATTGCCGAGCTTGGCTTACGAAATGCTCGGACGATACACTATTGGCCACCAAAGAAACAGAATCCGTGTTGCCAAAAGGATCCAGTATGCCCGCATCCAATGACGCAGTAGTATTATATTTCACCCAATTATCTGTATCAAAATTTTCCGAAGCGGAAAGTAAATTTTGATATTTAACGGTGTCAATCAATACTGGGTTCATGCCGTTAATGATAGGGTTGACCCACGCAGATACCTGGAGTGATGATGAACCCAACAGCAGTGAGTTATTTACGTCGGAAGCACTAATATATTGGTCAATTCCATCAAGCTCTATATACCCTACATGTCGTGGCCACTGATCAAAAACATACTTTTCATACCCAGATCCCGTCAAATGAAACGCATCTTTTTCTTCCGTAGACCCGTTGTAAGGATAGTCATTTAAGATTTTCTTTTTTGCAATTTCAAATTTTGAAACAGCCGAATCAAAAAAAACATGGTTAGAAAAATCAGAATAATCTATCCTAAGTTCAGTTTTCGTCTTACTTTCAAGTAATCTTTTTATTTTTTCTCTTTCTTCTATGAAATCACCAAGATCATCAAAAGATAAAGTCGGCGAGGCGAAAGAATTCCTGGCTTTAAGCTCTGGATTTACTAACTTTAAATTAGTTTTTCGATCCATATTAGACTACCTTGAACAAAAATTCATCTTCTAAAATCTTCTTTTCTCGCTGATTCACATCAATAAGAAATCTTAATCTGTATACAAACCCAGGTACAAAACTTTTCATACAAATATTAAAGTAATTTCCATTTCCATCATAAGAAAGTTGAGTATACGGTACAGAACCAGTGCCAAACGGAACAACCACTTCCCCAGTATCATCGTTCATTATACTATAGTACATCTTTTCTATACAGTCTTTTGATACATCCAAAGATGCACTTGATACATACCCTCTATGAGATATTCTGCTCTTTTTTCTTACATTCGTTTTAATGCGTGCTTCTTCTTCGGTTCCGTATACTCTTTTTAAGTTTGTAATATTCACAACAAATTCCTCATATTGATCAACAGAAGACCCAGTTAAAATCAACGGAGTAAAATTGCCAGTCATATACACTTTTGAACCAGAATACCAGATATCATAAAAAGAAGAAGAAAAGCTGCTTGTGCTGGAAATATAAACGGAAGCACTCAAAATTCCAGTAGCTACCTGGTATGTGGAAAATGTCTGAGAATAGCTTGCCGAAGTGCCAATTAGATGATCTTGAATTTTGACAGTAACAGGATCTGAAACAGTGGCTAGGTCGCCCCTGATGAAGTTGTATAACAATAATTTGTTTTCTATATCAAATCCGAAATTTTTCCTATTATCCTTTAGTATATCACCCCACCGAGCCTCAATATATGGCAACTTATCTATGTATTTTGATTCTCTTCCGTGAAATTTTTTCACGTAATAATCAACAGAATTAGACTCTTCCGTGTCTCCAAGCTTCAGTTCGAGACCATTGTTGGCCAATCCCCCAGTAAGCCAGGAATTAACCATACTAGTGACATTCACCTCTAAATCTTCATCGCCTACGTCAAAATGTTGAGATCCGCTACCATAACCAGAATTCAAAAAATCAGAGCCAGTCAACACCCATGCAGCGGTAGAACTTGCGCTCATCCAGTTTGCATAGCCGTCATCCCTAAATTTAGAATCGTCCATCCCTCGACCTTCATCCCAGCTTCTAGAGATGGGAAAAATAAATAAATCATAACTCGAAGGAACGGTGCTGTCGTGTTTCATGTCATACATTTTTAAAAGATATGACACGCTGGATGATGGTATGGATTTTTCTTCGAAAATTTTACCAGACAACTCGGTGATATTAAACTGCAACAAACTCCTAGCAAGCTCAACGCTGCCAGAGGTTATTTTATTTTTAAGCGAAAAAACATTAAGTGCAGGGCTAAAGCCGTGATTACTTCCTGTAGCCAAGGACGCCGCTGTACCATTTATGGACTTGTTAGTAATCCATGAATCTTTTTGACTATAAATGCGATACCATCCCATTATCGTGCAGCTCCTGCGAGGTCTTTATTTGGATATTTAATTTCCACAATTGAGTTTTTTGGAATGTAAATTATTCCATTCTTTTTGTTTTGCTCTGTATTAAACGATATCGAAGAATACGATCGACCATCAAAAGTCCCAACTCTGTTTTCTATGTTTAGATCGATCAAGGAAATTACACCTGGGACCGAGGCGATCGTCGTATAAATGTCGGTGATATTAATTGGTTGTCCTAGGGACCATGTATTTACATCGAAAAGATCCTTAAGAGCCAAAATACAATTTGCGATAATTTCCGTCTTGTTGACATCTGGAGTTGATAGGACGTTAAAATTGACTGAAAAATTTATTATAGAACCATCCAAAATTTCAATAGCATCAGTAAACATCCTAAATCTTGAAAGATATGTTTTTAGATTTTTCTTTAGATCTGCGGGGGCGGTAGTAATCATTCCTGACGAATTCCTAGATAACACTACGAGTTCTACAGCCGACTTATTGACAGCACTTAGCTGTGCAGATGCACGAAAAACAGATCCAAATTTTGAAGGCATAGACAAAGATCTGGCAACAAAATCTGGAAGAGTAACAACTCTGGATTGAGATGCATGAATTGCAGGAATTAGTTGTTTAATCTCCTCTAGTGATAGAACATCCCTACCCCCCTGAATAGGAGAAGGATTTAGAACTGAAAAGGAATTTGAAACATCCCTAAGAACAGACTGATTTAATGTAGAGTCCCCTACTTCAAAAACGTGGTCTACTACCGTGTCAATTTCCTGAGAACCAACACTAGTATTGGAGCCTCCACCAACCCTGTATTTGACTGTAAGCGTGGTATTAACTGGAGCTAAGCCAAGTGTTCTTGTTTTTAAGAAATTTTGAGGATCCAAAGAAAAGTCAGTAAATGTATCTTTCCCATACAGAGGTAAAGATAAATCTCCAAGATCTGGTATGAGTTCTCCATCAAAAGTTTGCGCGTCGCCAGTCCCGAAGATCAAAGATGTTTTATTGGTAACAATATCATATTCAGTTACAAATCTATAAGGAACAGATCTTAAACGCAACACAAACGGAACCTCCGATGCGTCGGCGCTTGTGTTTGCTGCCCCCTCGAAAAGCGTATCCTGCGCGAGATAATCTACTTCAAACCACTCATTTCCGTTTGAGTCTGTCACCTTTAGAACTTCAAGGACATCTTCTTCGGGTATTGTTAATTTTTTAAACGATTCATACGAAGTCACACTGAATGTGGTAGTTTTTGTTTCCCCCGCCTTCACTTCAACACCAGAGACCTTTATGGCAAAAGATACTGGTTCTTGTGTCTGCGGATTTCTACTGGAAACTTGAACATATTTTGAGTCTTGTATATTAACTTTGGAAAAATCTGTGTCTGTCAATGTTTCGAAAGTGCCGCCGTCTTTGCTTTTGCCTTTAGCCCCTCGTTTTACCGTCCCAGCGTATCTCATGTCTGGAATTATATTAGCGTTTACAATCCTTGCTGGTAGCTTTATGAATGCATCGACCACCCCTGTGGCGGCCGATTTACCAAACGGCTTGAACCCTAACTGTTTGGCGTGTTTTAAGATATTTTTCATCTCAACGGCAGATTCAGTAAAACTCTCATTAACTGATTTATCTAAATAAAATGATAAGTTGTCCCCAATAAACGAAACCAATTCCGTCAGCAAAATCCCAGCGTTTGATTCATTAAAATCTGATACTGTATCTGGAAAATAAATCCTTAAATGTTCAATAAGATCTCGTTTAAAGGAGTCGAAATCTCTATTAAGATAGCGAATATTTCTTTTTTTTGTAATAGTAGTCGACATTGTATAATCAATCCTCTTCTTTATCTAATCCGTTGTTCAAGACTACCTTCTAGCTGACCTATGGAAAATTTTAATTTTACATTTATTTCGTTAGCGTTTAGTCCTTTGTTGGAATTGTAGTCTTCAACTATAATTGAATCTATTTTTACAAAAGGCATCCATTTTTCCATAGCAACCGATACAGAATCAACAACACGCTGAGATGCGTCTGGGGCTTGATCAAATACTATACCTCTAAGATTTGCCCCAAAATCATAATGTATAGGTCTTTCACCGTGATTTGTCAAAAGTAACATCCTAATATTGTCGGTCACCGCCTCAATAGTAGATTCGTTGATCTGAAAAGCCCCCCTCGGCGAGTGTTTCATGGGAAACTTAAAATTGATGCCTTTTGCCATGTGAATAATTAGTTGGATTATAATTTATTGTATTTTATAATGCCAAAAGAACAGCACCAATTCCTGGAACATCGATCACTGTCACTACGTCTGTAGGGAGCCAGGTAATAACAAACTTATCAGATATACATATACCAGAAAATATTTGGTTTGCAGGATCACTTATCGTAACAACATAAGCTTCTTCTTGTTGCCGTCCAGGCGGTTTAAACATGCAGGCATCATTAACCACCAAAGTATTTACCAAGGCTGTAGGCATTATTCTATTTTATTTTTTCTTGATAAGATATTTTGAGAGATGAGGGATTTTATAGTATTTAAATTGGTTACCAACACGGGATTAGACGGTATTGGGATAGAACCCAAAGCCCCAACTGGACCTGTACTAATTGCGTCAATAATTTTTGTCAATTCACCAACAAGCTTATTCCCGAGTACTGCTTGTTCTTGAGCGTTGGATCCTAAAAATATTTCTTGCGCGTCAATGTATATATTTCCACCCTCAACCACCAATTTCATTCCATTTCTTGCAATTATTCTTATTTGGTCGCTTTTAATTCCGATAGAGGCAGAGGGGCCTGACGATTCTCCAACATTAATAGAAAAATTACCATCCACATCAGAATTGGCAGTAACATAAATTCTAGATTTATCACTTGATAAATCCATATTATCTTGTACGCTGCGACCTGTAACAATGTCAATAGTTCCTGCTCGTTGGCGCTGCCCTGATCCAATATCGCTTGGACGATCGCGACCTAAAACAATCATTGAATCATTAGATCCTTCAATTACACGATCACCAACACGAGCGACAAACGGCAAACCTTCTTCGATTTCAAACTCAGGCGAGACTGATATTGATGATAGTTCGGAATTTGTATCTTGTACCGCTTGTTCTATCCCTACAGAGCTAAATTCGTTATTTGGATCGTCTTGATATTTTTTTATGCCTTGAACATAATTTTTATTGTCAACGTTGTTTGGTTCGGAGACTCGGCATAACCATAGACCGTGTGATTTTCTGCCTGCATCTTCGAAAATCACATATATATGCTCTCCCTCTTTTGCGGGGAATATGTCATGTGTGAATATGGGCCAAAAAACTGGTAAATCTTCAGGGTCTAAGTCTCTATCTCTTCCGTTGGTAATCACTCTTGCTCTTATGCTATTCTTGGGATTTGGAGGATCTTGTTCGAATTGTCCCCCAACCATGTCAATTGAAACCACAGATGCACGATAAAGGAAATCGTAATCATCCAAATTTCCATCGACGTAATCTTTAAGAAGATTGTTGAAAATCCTATCTGGGCTTAGTATTTCTTTTGCCCTTATCGGGCGGCGGTGAGCCATTTAGGCGTCCCTCTTTCTTATCTCTTCCTCTACAAGGGTGAACAACTTTTCTGGTTCTGAGGCGTTAAATCCCCTCTTGACAAGTTCGGCAGAAATTATTTGCAATTCTTGCCTATATTTCCCAAATTTTTCCATTAACGGAGCTATTTCTATCGCTAAAGGAACGTATTTATCAATTAAAGAATTGTAACGATCTACCAGATCCTCTAAATTAATATTTGTAAGATCGTTACTCATTATTTTTTTCGTTTATTTCTTCTGATATTTTACGTAGATCTTCTTCAGAAAGATCTTCGGTGTCTTCTTTATCTTTTTGCAAAACCTTAATTAGTTCAACAACTTGACTTGTTTGTTTTACCAGCAAATCTCCGTATTTTGCCAGCGTATCACCAGAAACAGCATATCTCTCTATGCTTCCAGAGAGTAGTCCTTTCAACTCAAAAAAAACTTCCTTAATGGACTCTCTATCTTCGGTTAATTGCCCCCAAAGGTGGTCATATACATCCGCTATAGTTTTATTTATTGTATTTTTTCTTGACATTTAATATCCCCAACAAAACTACACTTCACCATTTAAATATCTTTTTCGAAAAGAATCGTATCGTTTTCTTATTCTGTTTAAGTTGGTAGCAACTTGTTTCGTTGTGCATCCAGTTATTTCTTTTATGTATAGAAATATCCCTTTTTTGTTATAAATAGGAACAAGTTCTGGGTTAGAAAGTAACAATATTATGGCCTCTAGAACCATTCTTTCTTGCTTTTTGACAACCTTCGAGCGCCATTTTTTTACTTCTTCTGAAATTAATATGTTAAATTCGGTTTCTATCAATTTTGATTCATAATCGTGAGATAAGGTATCATCAGTCTTTTCTAGCTTCTTTATTAGTGCAGAATCTAAATTTACGTCAGATTTTGTCTTTTGAAAAGTTTTAGCACGCTGAATGAACCAGTTTTTGGCGGTGACATTAAAATAAGAAAAAGCTTTATGACCTCGTGTGGCATCAAATTTGTGTAATATCTCAAATAAAAATGAAACACAATCATTTTTTAGTATAGAAATATCACCAATAGAATTAAATTTATAAACAAATATAATATTTTCTACCAATTTCATCAAAGCTGGGCGTATCCTGGTGGCAAATATTTCTTTCTTTTTTTCTGTGTCAAGTTCTCTCTGAAACTCGACGATGGCGTCTTCTACTTTTTGATCAAAATAAATCCCACCAGAAGGAGTGGGGGAGCCGTCAGAATTGTTTTTCTTTCTCTTGATTTTCTTCTTTGGCGATTGTTGTTTCTCTTGCATTTATATATCCTACTATGGTATTTCGAGCTATGACTAACAATCTAAAAATATTTTGTATATCTGGATCGTTGGCAATTAATTGTCGTCCTTTCATTAGTGAATCAAGCGTCTCGACGACCTGATTCATATCTTCTATTGTGGTAGTAAAAAACTCTTCATATTTCAAAGCTAAACTTAGCACTTCTTGCCCATTTTCGAGGGCTTCTTGGTATTCTTTGTTTTTCTTTTTCCCCAAATAAAAAGAATAACCAAAATATCCCGACAACAACGATAATAGCACACAAAGAACAATCAGTAAAATCATATTCGTATTCCTTTTTTTTTATATCGCATTCCACACAATGAACCATAAAATTCATTTGACGCCCGAAAAATAGAAATACCACACGAAGAAACCGACGCGGTGGTGACCTGCCTAGCATTAACATTACATATGGCGATCTTGTGGGCGGGATCACAAAGATGCAGAACGAAATCTGCATCTCCTTCGGAGCAAGGAGGCAGCGTAGGCGGCGGTGGGTTGGTGTGATTGAATGACTTGCAAAAATCCTCTCTGATTTTTCGGTCCTTACCCGACATATCGTCCTCCCCCCACCAATAATAAAACCGAAAATAACAATATTTTTTTCATATTTCTCTTTGTTATTCTTCGTTTTTTGCGCAATATTTGCAAATATAACAACCATTTCGTAAAAAGATAAGAGATTCCCTGAAAAATAAAGAACAATTAACACACTCTATAGTTTTATCATTAAATGTACGAGCATGGTTATTTGCATATTTGTTAAGAGAAACAAGACATGGCCTTCTAGTGTGGCCCTTACCGTTTTGACCTTTACTCATATATCTCCCCTCTCAAAACCCCAAGGTTTCATATTCCATTTTATATTCAAGCACGGCTTCATGATACTTTATCGTCTCGTTCGGATACTCTTGCAACTCTCCAGCGATTACTTTCTTTACATACGTTGGGCCAGCGTTATAAGCTCTCACGGCCAAAGACATATCTCCATTAAAAAGATTTAACATCTTCCACACATACCAAACTCCAAGTTGCACGTTGTCTTTGACCTTAAAAGAATTAAAAAATGTCTTATTCAAATCCGAAGCACACTCTTTGGCGGTTTCGGGCATTAACTGCATCAGGCCCTGCGCGCCTGCGCGTGAAACTGCTTGAGGATTAAAAGCTGATTCACGCTTTGTTATGGCCAAAATTAATGATATTGGAACGTCGTATTGTTCAGAATAATCAACGGCGGCGGTAGAGTATGCTGTTAACCCATTAATATCTGGAGTATTTTTGTACCCATACCGAGAAATTGTATCTTGTACTGCTTTTCTTACCTTCTTAATTTTTGCCCAGCGCTTATCTGCTGGAGATATGGACTCTTCCAAGAGGGATACCTGTTCAGAAATTATCTTCATTTTTAGTAGATTTTCATCAACATTCGAAGCCAATAATATATTTTCACTATTAAGCTCGGCATGCTTTGCTGAAAGCTCTAACCTGACAAGAGTTAATTCTTGGCTGATGAGAAAAGAATACGCCGCCAAAGCGGTCACAAATGCGGGCATTACTATAAATAAAAACACATTTTTTAAAATATTCATTCAACTCTCCTATTTTGTAAAATGATCCGCAACAGTTTGAACGATTCACGCAAAAGGTTTAATTTTATATTCGAACCTTTAACCAGCAATCATTAAAGCAGTTTCTAAAGATAGCCAAACTTCTTTTGTGAGGATTCCCCCATGAGTTTAAAGCGCATCATAAAAATGATATCTCATCCGAAAAAAAGTCAAGAAAAAAAAACTACAGATCTAAAACATCTGACACTGCAAACCCGTTGTCTTTGTTGGTGACATATCGATAGAATGAAGAAAAACTAGGAAAATCATCACGGAAGCGTTTTGTCTTTCTAAGCGATGTTAAATTATCCTTCAAATTTTCAAGTTTTTGAGTGTCCATCGTTTCCGCTGGTAATCTGAGTTCGTCGAAAAGTAGTTGCATATTATCATTAATAACTCTTCCTACCGTTTTTCCGTCTTCTGCTTTCTTGACCTTGTAGATTTCCTTGAACTTCTTACGCAGTCTTTTATTTTTTGTAATCACTCTCTAATCTCCTTTTTAGTAAAAGTTAAATCGTAATGCATTTTATCACGAAAGTTTACGAGGAGTAAAGGTTGTTTTTGGCAGTTTTACAAAAAAATATCCACCGAGACATTTAGAACAAATATATTTTTGGTATAAATCCATTTCTAACGCGTTTAATATTGTCCTGTTGCAATAAGGACAGATTACTTTAATTTTATTATTGTTTTTGTTAAAAAACATTACCATACCTAGTCTTTCTGTATGATATTTTTATATTACCGAGAAGATGAACAAATAACTCTAAAGCCGCAAAACACATATCATCATAAACAGGAGATATAATACTAAGTTTAATCTTAACTTCGTCTAGAGAGTAGGAAATATATGTAGTTTTATACTTTAACACTTCAGTGGACAACCGTAGATTTTGTAATGTTATTCGTAAAATATTATCAATTTCATTTTCTGGGACCATGTTTTTTTTAGAAGCAATAATTTCAACACAATATTCAGAAGGCTCCTGTGGCTTTGCACGGTTTTCCATATTTGCCTCCAATCTAACTGCCAATCTTTTTCAAAAAAGCCACCAAGATAATTTCTCGCAGCTACGAGGCCATCCTGGAGAGCTGCTGAGCACACACAATCAAACTAGAAAAACTCAACTCTCTTTTCTTTAGCGCATTCTTTGTATTTTTACCGACAATCCCGTCTACTTCCCCAATTTCATAATATCCCAATCTTATTAGCTGGGCCTGGATAAACATCTTTAATTGAATTACTTCGGGGACATAGCTGTTCCACTTTCCTATGTCTAGAATAGCACATTTTGCTATTAAAGTATAGTCCAATGTATCATGTTTAGACTTTCCTGCGTCTTGGTATGCATTGGCCCAATCAACCCCTGGATAGTCAAAATGCCAAGCTTCACTAGCACCTAAATCTGGGATGGTAATAATGGGATAAAATCCTATAGGTTTAGCAATATCCCAGAATTTTTTTAGCCATTTCTCTTTGGTGGTGTCTTTAAAATTTAACTCGCCTACAGAAAAATCTACAGCTCTTCCAGCTTGGTGAAACGATCCACCAGGAGGGGAAACATACGCTGCTTTTTTACCCGTTAAGAATTCTTTTCTTGCTCTATCTTGCATTTCCCAAGTTCTAGATAATTCTGTAATGTATAGCTCACCTTTGTTTTCTTTAACTTTATCATTTAATTTTAGCAAAGCTATAAACATATCAGGAGTGATATAAGATGTTTCTCCAAATACAGAAACATCCCATCTTTCGTTTGGGTTTTTACTTTTTTTGTAGGAAGAAACCATCCCACTTGCCGCAACGGTATTTATTCTTTTCATTTTCATAATAAATATCTCCTATATTGCTTACTGTAGTATTACATCTCTTATAATTTATATATATTTTATATATATTTTATATATATTATTACATACTATTAAACGTAATATTACTAATTAAAACCTGTTTACTTACTGTAATAAATAGTATATAATAAAGGGCGGTTAAAGAGGGGGGGAATACAAAAAGGTTTTTTAAATATGTGTTTTTGTTGTATTTTAATGTAAAATTACAGTAAACTTACTGTAAGTCAATCACCCTTCAAAAGTCTATAACTGTCTTCTTCGAAATGTTGAGTTGAAAATTCTGTAATCAAAGAATCTTCTAACGCAACTACTTGATGTACTCTTCCTGCAGGAATGTGAAAATATTCGCCTGCTTTTAGAATTGTTTTGTTGAAATATGTTCTGTAAAGATCATCTTTGAGCAAAACTTCTTTATTTTTTTCAAACCCACTACTGAGAAATTCTGTTCTATCATCCCACCAAACCTCTATCATTCCACTTGTTATATAAAATGTTTCTGTTTTTAATTTATGAAAATGAATTGAACATCTTTTATCCTTTCTGAAAAATAAAAGTTTTCCACAGTATTTTTCGCTGTTCACTACCCAAAGTTCATAACCCCAATTTTTAGGCACAAATTTATTAAATTCCATGTTAAATTACCTCATTTCGACTTACATAACAAGTTCCAAATTTTTCAACAGACTTTTGTGCAACTTTATTCGCGTATCTGATTGCGTCCTGTAAATTATATGTTTCTACATAATGCATAACTAAACTGGCCAAGAAGACATCGCCCGCGCCGATGGCGTTGGCATTTTTAACTGTCTGAGATGTAAATATTTCACTGTTTTGACTTTTGTTGAGTAAGACAGCCCCATTTTCGCCCTGAGTGATGATAAATGTAAAATAATTTTCTGGGTGTGTCCACTTAACTTTATCCCATTCTTTTTGATTTAATTTAAAAAATATTTCTTTGTTTTGTAAAGGCATCCACCTGGATATATTTGTGTTTTTAGTGTCAATAAAAATTGGACATTTTACGTCTTCGTGTGAAAGTGAGGTGACTATGGAATCATCCACTAAGCCTTTGTTATAGTCACTTACTACTACAGCGTCGAAGTTTTTTATGTTATAAAAAAAACATTTGTTCTTATATCTTTGCAGGTCGCCATCATGATAACGAAGCCTATTATCCAATCTCAGCTGTTGTTTGTGGGTTTCCGATTCGATTATTCTTGTTTTTATTAATTCTCTAGTGTGAGGTTTAACAAGACTGGAAGATTTTAGAATTACTTCGTCGTATATTATGTTTTTTTGTTTTAACAGATTCGCCGTAAATCGAGATATTATGGAGGAAACATATACTTCGTCTTTTATTCTAGATAAAGACTTAATGTTGCTTGCTGCGTTTAAACATCCACCGAGTAGATATTCTTCTTCTACAAAATCTACCACAGGTATTGTGGGATCTTCTGGAGATTGGCGAGTTGAAATACCATAAACATAATGATCAATAATTCCATCGCCCAATACTAGAATTTTCATATTATTTTTTTGATTATTCTTTCTACAATTTTTGTCGTCGAAAATCTTTTATCTGTATCGTAATGTTTTACTGTGAACAAATCTTCTCCAATAACGTTTCCTTTCCAGTCTGATCCTTTAACTATAAAAAACGGATGGATTTCTTTTATTAAGTTATATAGCTCCTCGTTCGTAGAGAAGGTATACACACAATCTATTAACTGTGTATCACGACTACGAGAAGAAGTCAATGACAAAATCGCTTCCGATCTTTCTTCTAGGGAAAAAATCGGACGATAGTCCCCTTTATCTGCTTTCACTTTTTCGTCCGAGTCGAGAGCAACAACAACCTGACCCTTCGGCCCAGCAAGATACCTACAGTAGTTTAATAAATTATAGTGTCCTGGATGCAGACAGTCAAAAACGCCATTAGTAAATACAACAAATGGAATCATTTTAAAACTCCAAATTTGAAGTGCAAGCTCCAGGAATATCTTCCCAATCGTACTTTTGTCTAGCTACCAAATTTTTCGTCCACACCGATTCAAGAATCATTGGGTCTAAGTTGTTTTGCTTCGCAAAAAATATTAATGAATTTAAATCTTTAGGAAAACATTTCCCACCAAAGCCAAAAAGACCATCAACTCCAGGCACTTGTGTGTGTGACTTTCCAATTCTTTTATCTTTCGAGGTCAGATTCGCCGCCTCGTCGTATGAGATATTCATACTTTTACATATTTCATACATTTCGTTAAAAAACATAACCTTCGTTGCCAAAAAACAATTACTCATGTATTTAACCATTTCTGCTGTTGAAGTTTGAGTTTTAATTATTTCTGCTGGAGTTTTCTGCTGTAAGGTAAATTTTTTAAAAAGATTTTCGAGTTTTAATATGTTGTTGACGTGGGGGTAAGAGAAAGGAATACCTAATATTATTCTATCTTGTTCAAGAAAATCATTTATAAAGTTTTTTTCGGTTAAAAATTCTGGAGAGAAAACAAAAGTATGTTTTGGATATTTTTTTTGAAAAGATTCAGTACTACCAGGAGGAACCGTACTTTTGATGACTATCGTTTTTGATTTCTTGGAGAGTTTATTGATGTTTTTTAGCTCCTCTTTTATGATCGATAGATCCGTTTCTCCTGTGCTAAAATCTGTAGGAGTGGGAAGACAAATAAATATAATCTCGCTGTTGTCAACAACCGAATCTAAGTTTTCTGTGTCTTTGTATTTGTCATAAACACGTATTTCAGCAACGGATTGTAATCCTGTTTCGACCGCGAACCCCACAAACCCGTATCCAACTATTCCAACCTTATTTGACATTTAATTAAGTAACTTTCCTTCCATTTTGGGTGATCTTTCATCGCCAGCGGATGTGCTCCTACATATTTTCTTACAGTGTGATTTGGACTGTAAATTTTACCATCATCATTAAGATACCAATCGTATTCAAACGGTTTTCCTGTGTTGTGATAGTTTTTTCCAAATCTCGTCTCCCACCATTCTTTTTTTAGATTAAAACGTGAAAAATTATTTTTGCAAAAAGCATAATGATGATATTTTACATATGGAATTTTTAGTATATTATTTTGTGTCCATTCTGCGTTTTCCCATTTCATATAATTATCATCTATGAATAAACAACCTGGGGTGATCTTAAATAGACGAGGAAATTCTTGGTTTGTATAGTGCATCAAATCGTTAACAAAGGTTAAGCTAGCGAAGTAGGCAGCGTATTTGTTTTGATTTTTCATTAATTTTGTAATATTTTTTATTATGACAAAATTTTCCTTAGAATACACCTCGTCGCCATCGATAATGAGACACCATCCGCTATTGTTATTAAGTTTTTTTACAAAAGAAAGACCAACATTGCGCTGGTCTTTATCTGATTTTTCGTTTGAATATAAGATATGAACATTATGTTCGTATTTATATTTTTCGATTATTTCTATGGTTGCGTCGGTTGATCGAGGATTTGCACCACAAGAAATTGTTTCTTGGTACGCTCCCTCAACAATAACAAGATTATCTACGTAAGGTAGACAGGATTTTATTGCATAATCAACAAACTCCGCCTCGTTGTAGACGGTCATAAGAACAGATAGCATATCTCATTCGCTTTCTAATATCTTGTGATATTGGATTCTTGCTTGGATCTTGCGTCGCTTTCTGATTTCAAAGTGGAAAGTTTCCCCTTTAGCCCTGCAACTTCGTCGCTCAATTTTCCAAGCATGAGAACGATGTTGTTAGACTGCTGAGTAAGGCTTCTGACTGCAGATATCATGTCCTGCATTTCCTTTTCTACTCCCACCACCTGCTTTTCTAGTTCCATATTCGTAGGCATTATTTTCTCCTTTTGTTATATAAATTACCGCACAGAGCCACATTCTAACATTTTCGTGTAGTAATGTAAATATTTTTTTGCAGCCGCGGAAGAAGAAAATAATTCTAAGGCTACCGCTCTGCATTTTTCTGGATTTATTTTTGTTATATTTAAGGTAGCTTTGGCTACGTCAGACTCACTCTTACAAATAAACCCCGTTACGCCGTGAAAAACAATCTCGGACATAGACCCAGCGTTGGAACCTATTATGGGCGTTCCAGACATTAAAGATTCGCTGACCGTAGTAGGACACGCATCGGGAAGTCTTGTGAGTAAAATTAACGCTTTTGCTTTTGAAAGTATTTCAGCCTTTTCTTGACCGTTTACTGAACCGATGTATTCTATGTTTTTATCACAAAGAAATTTTACTTTGTTTATAATGGATTGATTCTTCCCTGTTCCTGCTATTTTTAACTTAAATTTCATTTTTTTTGCCAACTGAATAGTATCAAATAGCCCTTTTCCGTTCCCCCAATCTATTCCTGCCATGAATAAAAAATAATCTTTTTTTTCTTTTTTGTAGATAAATTCTTCAGGATCAGCGCAAGTCCACACATAAGCTGGGCAATTAAGCCTGGAAGATACAAACTTACTAACACAAATCATATGCGGATTTTTTGTGGTTTTTTCATACCACTCTCCCTTTGTTTCTTCCATCCCTCCTCCGTGTAAAGTTACTACCCACGGTTTTCCTTCGGCTAACTCGCCGTAATTTTTTCTTGTGGGCTCCCATTGATGAAAATGAACAATATCACAATCTCTTGGTATTTCTTTCACTAAAGGCGCAGGCGTGTTTGTGGAGTTACAATTTAATAGCATAGACACATCATGTCCTAGACGCACGAAACTCCGTGTTATTCTCTCTATAACCCTCTCTGCTCCCTGCGAATCTTTGGCTGGAGCTTGGTATGGATGAACCATACAAATTTTCATTATAAAATTAAATCTCCTTCTGCTCCAAACTTTTTCATATTATTGGTGTAGTATTTTTTTAAGTCATCAAGGCCTTCAGCCAACGCGATAGATGGCCGCCAGCCTAGACATCCCAGGGCTAACTCGTTGTTGGCAAGGGACATGTGGGCCTCACCAACCCGCTCTGGGGTGTTTTTAATTTTTACCGCACAGTTGTCTGTTAGTGTTTTCTTCACCATATTTGCAACTTCATTAATGCTGTAGTTTTTTCCTGTTCCTATGTTGAGTGTTAGGTTGGTAATTTTTTCATACTCAAGGGAGTTTAATTTGTCCATTGCTAGGATATTTGCCTCTACCACGTCACTTACGTGAGTAAAATCTCTTCTTTGCTCTCCATCTCCGACAACAGTTAAGGGTTGTCCTACCAGCGCCTGTCTAAAAAATAGCCCCACGACGGGAGCATAAGCACCCACGAGCGGCGAGCGACGCCCATAAACATTAAAATATCTTAAAGATACATTTCTTATTTGATAAGATTTTCCCCATGTTTTTATCAAAATTTCGGCAGCGTATTTGGACGCAGAATAGGAGGTTTGACAATCAGGTTGATCTGTTTCTACAGAAGCCCGCGTTACTTGTTTTCCATAATAACTGGAAGATGCCGAATAAACAATATTTTTTATATTGCACATTCTCATGAGTTCTAAGACATGAAGGGTTCCTGTCAAATTAACGTGATATGTCCGCATCGGAGCATATACCGACGGCTGAATGCGCGCCAATGCCGCCAAGTGAAAAACACCTTTGACGTTTTGAAAATATGAAAAATTTTGTGATATCTGAGTCCAATCTGATATATCCATTCTTACGATGGTCAAATTGGGGTTGGTCGAATGAAAGGACAAATTTTCCATAAAACCAGTAGAAAAATCATCTACCACTATGACTTTTGCTCCTTGACTTAGCAATTTTTCTGTAATGTGACTACCAATAAATCCAGCCCCTCCAAATACAACAAATTTATCTTCTTCTACATATTTTTTCATTTCGCTTTTCCTTTAAACCCATAAAAAATTTCTTTGTCATTGTTTACGATTTTGTACGATTCATAATTTTTAAACGGTTCATCTATTGAAAAAGAATGTACATGAGATTTGTCTCCGTTCCACGCCGTGGCATATGGAACAAGTATTATAACATTTTTACGACAATGATTAATGATATTTTTTACTACTGCAACGGGATCGCTGAGATGTTCAAACGTGTGCATTGATACAATATAATCAAAATTTTCATTTATCTCTTCTTTTTCTATGTCAATGCAACGAAATGTTCCGCGAGGGAAAAGAGATTTATTTTTTTCTGTTATGACGCTTGAAAGATCCGTGCCAAACCACTTGACCAGTGGATATTTTTTCGATAATTTGTCAAAGTGATCTGCATTGCCACATCCTATGTCTAACAGTGAAAATTCTTCGTTAGAAGGCAAAAATCCCATAGAAAAAAATCTATTAAACTGATCTGCAATATTTCTATTATGAGGTTGCCTTTGCGAGTGTTTTTCGTTCCAAAAATTTTTCGTATTGATGTTTTCTTCTTTTATCTTAACCATAAATTATTTTTCCTGCGCTCATGTCGTGAAACGGATGATTTTTCATTGTCTCTGGGTGGGTGCCAGTGAATTCATATATGGGTATATCTGCAGGTAAGATATATTCATTTTCTTTGATTTTATAATCGTTTTTGATTGCAGGATTTCCGTCTTTAGCGAACATGTATTCCTGTTTCATTTCCCATCTTTTTTTATTTCTTACATATCCGTAATGAAAAATATTTCTACCAGGGATGGTTAGAATCGGATGTTTTCCTCTCTGGTTTCCCCACATTACTTCATTGTCATAAACAAATTTTCCTGCAGGTTTTGTTTTAAATATTCTAGGATAGGTTCCCGTGTAGTAGTGTTTAAAGTCATTAACAAAACAATATTCTTGTACCCTTATTTCGTGTGCTGTCCTTTGGCTTTTCATATAGGCGTCGGCTATAATCTGAGCTGCGGTTGTCCATACTTCATCGCTATCAATCATAATTGCCCAATCACTGTCATTCTCAACGGCGTGGCGATATCCAGTCTCGTAATGATCCCTGTGCTCTTGAAGATTGACCTGCGTTAGGAATATCTTTTTGTTGTCAACATACTTAGAGATTACATCTAATGTCCCATCATCCGATCTTGCAGGGCGCCCGCCTTCCATTGTTATTTTAAAGGCTCCTTCGACTATAATCATTTCGTCAACCCAGTCTTTAACAGATAAAATAGCGCGCTCTACGTAGTCAATATCATTGTAAACTATCATAAAGGCCGTTTTTTTCATCGAATTCCCTCATTAGTTTTATTTGAGTAAAAAGATCTTCTTGCGAAGACAAGAACCACACGCTAGATAGACTTCTATCGCAAAAATCTGAAACATAAGGAGTGATATTTAAATTCAATTCATAGATATTAGAAACTAAATGAAGCAGACTGTTCTTAGTGACTGGACTTCCTGAATAGTAGTGTCTTACTCCTTTCCAATACCTGTCGAACACTATAACTCCCGCAATCATGCGAGCCAAATTAAGTGCTGTTACACCGTTCCATTTGTGGTTTACATACCCACAGCAGTCTTTTCCTTTCTGAGATTTTGCCCACTCCAAAAAAGACAATTTTCTTTTCTTTTCGGATCCTATAATCGAAGTTCTAATAACTGTTGCTTCTAACGGTTCGCCTAATGATTTTGACTTTCCGTATATATCTGTTGCGTCGTGAATATCGTTTTCATTGTACTGCCCCTTTTCTCCGCTATAGACACAATCTGTACTAATGTGGATCAACTTCACTCCATTAGCAGCACAGGCTTTTTGCAATATATGAGGGAAAACAGAATTTACGGCAATCATTTCGTGAGTAGATATGTCCGTTCTTTGTTTTACAATCCCAACACAGTTTACTACAACGTCTATTTGATTGATTTTTATCAACATAGACATAGATTTTTCTGTATTTGATGATATTTCAAAATGAGGATTGGTAGCTGGGATAAAAACATCACAGACCTCGCGCAACACGGATGCGACATAGAATCCCAACATCCCGCTTGAGCCGAGCACCATTACTTTTGTTTTTTTAGATGACATGTTTTTTTCTCAAAAATTCTTCAATTTCTCCCAAATCTAGGAGATCGTCTTCTGAGGAATATTCTTTCTGTGGGCTGCTCGTAAATGATTTTGTGGAAAAAATATCATGTACAATATAAACGTCCCCACTGTCTTCTGTTCTGGTAAGTTCTTCCTCCGAGATAAGAATTTCATGGATTTTCTCTCCAGGCCGAATTCCTGTTTCTACGATCTGCAGCTTCTTCCCCGATACTTTAATCAACATTTCTGCTACGTCATAAATTTTCGCAGATTTAATTTTTGGTATAAAAATTTTTCCGCCATCCTCGTCGTTTAATGCTTTAAAAATTAAATCTACCGCCTCGGCAAGACTCAACAAGAATCTGGTCATTTGGTTGTGTGTTACATTTAAATTCAAATCGGAATTTATTCTTTCTTTGAAAATTGGAATAACTGAACCCGTGGATTCCAATACATTTCCGTAGCGAACACAATTATGAATATTTGATTTTCCATTATTACCCTTTAGGTGTATTCTTTCCTGTATCGCTTTTGTCATCCCGTACAAGTTGACTGGCTTGCAACTTTTGTCTGTAGAAATAGATAATATTTTTATTCTTCTTGTCGGGTAAATTCTAGAATATTCCGCAGAAACTTTCGCTACATTTTCTGAACCTATGATGTTGGTTAAAATTGCCTCATGTGGATTTTCTTCGCAAAGAGGCACTTGTTTCATGGCGGCAGCTTGGATTACGAAGCGAGGACAGCAAGAAAAAAATGCATCGCGAACAGCATTGTAGTCTCTTACGTCCCCAACAATTGATATGATGTCAGGATATTTTAATTTAAGTTTATGATGTTTTGATTCGTCCCTGGAAAAAACAGCAACTCGCCCCTTAAGTCCTGCGTTTGAAGTAAATAAGGTATCTATTAGTGCTTTACCTAGAGAACCTGTGCCTCCAAAAATTAAGTATGTAGCTTGCATTATATATTATTTCCTATAGGATATTGTTTGAAACTTTTTTATATCTTCCCTTTATGTTCATTTTTTGTCTAAAGTGTTCTATTGTTAGACCCCATTTATTTTGAAATATGTCGTGACCATTTTGTAATCGTAAGTCAGCTGGAAGTTTCGAGAGAGTCTTACTAACAAAATGATAAACATTACTGTGTGAAAGCATTACAAAGTGGCGACACCCCGCGCTGTATGCCGATGCGGCGATGTCGTGATCCGACGCGTATCCTGGGAAATAAGATACATCTACTCCTCTAAAGTCATTCCATAAAGATTTTGGCATCCCAATCGGGTGAGAATATTGTATCGTATTTACTTTGGTATTTTTAAAATAAGTTTCAAAATAGTATGTCAGTAGGCTTTTTTCGTTAAATGTTTCTGGGGTGACTCCGTGGTTTGATATAATATATTCTGGGTTGTTCCCTAGTGGCTCAATAAGACACGAAGAAATGGTATATTTCTCTATTTTGCTGTTTTGAAATTTTTGAATCTGTTTAAAAATTTCAATATCCCATCCTGGAAGGGGATACATATCTGCATTGATATCTATAATAAAATCGTACTTTGATTGGTTTACGGCGTAATTTACCGCTGAAACTCCTTCGTTTTGTTTTGATCTTGTATGTTTAATGTGGTTGTCTTTCAGCCACTGCTCAGTTCCGTCTTCGCTTCCATTGTCGTGAACTATAAATTCATATGGAATTTTGGTATTTTGTTTTAATCCTTTATACAGGATTTTTAGGTATGGGAGATCATCCCAGGCGCAAACACATATAGAAAACATTTAAACCTCTTTTTTTACAATTCCAAGACCAGTTTCTACTTTGGTGTCCAAAATAAGAACACTCCATCCTTCTGTCTTTATTTCTGACAGAAATTTATTTATTCCATACTGCACCGCTACAGCGTCGTGAAACAATATAATAGAATTTTCTGTTAACAATGGTTGCATGGCTTTCCATTCTTTCCTCGTATACTCGTATGTGTGAGCAGTGTCTATAAAGAGTAAATCTAATTTAAAGTCTTGAACCGCTGCGTCATTGAGCCACCCAACGGAATCCTTTCTATAAAGTGGTATATGAATATCTTTTTCCCACAAAAAAGAACATGCATTGTTGATGGCAACCTGATCGATATCGACTGTATAAAAGTGATCTTTCGGATCCCGCCCTGTATCTTTTAATGCTTCCGCGATGTGCGCAGTGGAATATCCCCAATTAGTTCCTCCCTCGAATACAATATGTGGTTCTTTTAGGTAGGTAAGAACATATAAAATTTCCGCTACGGTTACTTCTACTGTTCCGCCTCCCCACCGCTGCCAACTTTTATCTCTTAGTTTTGATAGCGCAAACGTAAAATCGCGTTGATCTATCATCAAAAAATTACAAATTTCTTCTATATATTTTTCTGTTGGATTCATGTTATATTATTGTTTTTGAACGTTATAGAATAAAATCTACTATCTAGAATCTTGTTCAATTCTTTGCTCACATCCTTCCATTCAAGCTCACCCGCACCACATCCTGGCCTAGGTATCACGATGCAGGTTAAATTGTTTTCATCTGCAATTGTTTTTAATTGTCGTGCAGAATTAAGAATGATATTTAAATCTGCTTTCGCCGCCCACCCTGGAACGGTATTTCCAATTTTAAACAGATTAATCATATGTTTAACTACATTGTTTCCGTCAAATTTGGTATAGTCTGGCTTTACGGGAAAAGCATAAAGACGAGCATTAATTTCCTTGAACTTTCCTAAATTATGAACCTTTCCCGCACCATCCGAGGAAATAAGAGAACCGAGCAATAAATCTAAATTTGCATATTTGAATTTATATAGAGCTTCCAGAGCACAACCACGGCCCATTACTGCTCCGCCATTTTTTTTAACAAATCCGTTAGTTGTTATACAAATAGCATCTGGAGATATATTTGTGTGTAAAAAGCCACGAGTAGGTAGTGGTTGAATTAAATAAGATTTGGGGTTAAACAAATCTCCGTATAGATCTATCATTGTTGTTTTCTCCTATCGTATTTTAACATACCATGGAATAAGGTTTGGGTGCCATACTGCTGGGTGGTTAACGTTACTGTACCCTCTTGTTTTCCATTTGTCAACAAAAAAAGCGTACGGTTTGTTGGAATCTTTATCAATAGTTTGTTGATTGTTCGATTTCCCCTGTAGATGATATACGAGAGAATCGTATACGACCCAAAAACGACGGCAACCTGAATGATAGGCTTCCTGAACCAAATCGTCGTCCGTACAATACGAATAATAGGAAGGGTCAACACCATTCATTTTTTCCCACAATTTTCGGTGCATAAAAAACGGCATTCGATAACCTGACACGATTGTATTGTCTTTATATTCTTTAAAGTCGTGGAGTAGCTTTTCTTCTTCGAATTCATTCCATTCTTTTCCATAATCTTTTATTACATGAAATTCTGTGTGACCCTTGGTGGGCTCGATAGACCGCGAGCAAAGAAGAAAAGAGGCTGGTGGGAGATTTTTTACGGCAGATAGCATCGGCGTATCCCAACCTGGAAGAAGGTACATATCAGTGTGTGGTAGATAAAAGAAATCCCCTGCGGCGACCCTAGCACATTCGTTTAACGCAGCATTGAGCCCAACATTTTTACCATTGCCTATTATTTTTATATTTACATCAGGTTCTAGTCTACCATTCCCGCCATTATCGTATATTATCAATTCAGTTTCTACGGAAGTGTTTTTTCTCCACCCTGGGAGAAATACTCTTTCTAGTAGTTGCTCGGACTTGTATGCTGCGAGGAGGAGACTAATTTTTGACATAAAGTAAAAATCCCCCCATGTGTCCCTTCAGACGGCTCTCGGCTCCACTAATACATTTGACGGTGTAGCCGTTCTTTGCAAAAGCGTTCATTTGAATGCATCTTTCCCAAAAATTATCACTCACCTGATCGTCTATAAAAATTACAAATTTGTCTTGGGTACTCCGTTTAAACTCGCTAAGCTCCTTGAGCATATGACTCATGGTGTGCAAGCTATCGTGAGAGAAGAAGGATGTGCCTAGAAATGCTTCTTTTGGGTACTTTTCCTTTATATAAAGTAAAGAGTCCGTCCCTGTTTCCAATTCCCAGTTAATCGAGCCCTTCCAGCGCTCGGGCACCAGGGTAGCAATTTTAGATAAATCATCAGATAATTCTACAGAAGTAACCCGACCGTAGTGTTTTCCCGCGGCTTCCAAAATAAAAGAGGTATAATATCCTCCCGAAACACCCGTTTCGAAGGAAAATATTGGTTTATAATATCTTATTAAGGCGTATATAACACACCCATTAAGAGTTGTTCCAGCCCCGCCGAGGGGAGTACGTTTTTTCCAGTCAAAATCTTTTTCTCTGTCTATTATGATCCTTTTAAGATCTGGGTTTAGTTTTATCTCTTTTTCGACGTAATTTTCATAAAGATTTTCATTTATGTCAAAAGCTTCCTGAACATCTTCTAGCGCTATCTTTATTAGCTCCCACATTTTTTATTCTTTGTGCGTTTGTACAGACTCTATCCACTCCTGCATTATGGAGGGTCCTGGTTGATCTAGCTTGAATTTATATTTTACTTTGTCGCTATCCTCGCCACCTTGTTTGTAAAGATGCTGCGCGAGTTTTTGTACTTCTTCTAGGATTTCGAAATCGAATCCTGGAAATCTGTCTTGTGATTCTTCTTGATAGAGCAGCGACCACAGCTTATCCCAGACCCCTCCCTTCTTCAGCTGTTCAGTCTTTCTTGGGATAGAACACCAAGAATAATGGTACACGGAGGGTATGTGGTTTACGAGTTGATTTATGATTTTGGCATAATCGGCTGGGACGTACAGTCTTGCTGTCTCAATTTGATCGCTGTAAAATCCAACATGAGGCAACATTTCATTATTCATGGTGTTTACGTATTCGCAACCATCCGACATTCCTTTCTTGGCATAAACGCGACCTGTTTTTTCGTCGGTGACTCTGGCATGATTGTTTATGCCGTGAGTAATCTCTGGCTTATTGCGGGATAATCTCCACTTCCAGGCATGTCGCCGCCCTGTAACCTCTTCGCCGTTACCCCACATTTCGATTACAGGAAGGTGAAGGATGTCTGCTTGTTTGGGAAATTTTTTTACCATAAGCTTGATTTTTTCGTAATCTCTTTCGTGGCATACCTCATCACAATCTTGCTGCCACAAGAACTCATTCTCACACAAAGCCCGCGCGAAACCCTTTTGAATGCCGTCGATGCCAGGCTCTTCCCAGTCAAATTCCTTTTGAAATAATTTAATTTTGTTATCTTTTTCGGCCTCAGACTGCAGCAGCTCCCAAGTTCCATCGGTAGAACATCCGTCAACCACAACCACTTCGTCACAAAACCCTAACATGCTTTTAATCGATTCTACAAACGGATAACTTGCCGCGTTGTAGGTGGTAGTATATCCCGATATCTTTCTGTAAATTGGTTGATATGCGAATTCTTGATTTCGTGTTAGTTTATTCATGATGGTACTCCATATTGTTGTAATATATTTCTTATATTTCCTTCTGTTATTTTTTCTAGAAATGATATCCTAACGAAATGTTTTATGTCATTTTTGTTGTTAGCGATTTTTAAGTTTTTAATTTTGTCCATTTTTTGAATATATTTTAACTTTGACTCCCCCCCAAAGATTTTAACTTCTTTAAAGTGTTGCTCTCCGTCGTATTCTATTGCTAATTTTATTTCTGGCACAAACAAATCTAACCGCATGCGGCGGCGGTTTTTTAGCCAGCCAAATTTATTATATTCTGTTAAAATTTTATAATCTGGATAAATTCTACAAAGTATATCTTTTATTTTTGTTACAGTCCTTCCCGTCTTACATGAGGGACACCACGTTTTACCGTTCAAGAGCGAATCGAAGCATGCCATCCAGGTGTGACCTTTTTTGCATTTCCATGAAAGTTTCGTATGAGCGTTTTTATAGGATTTAGATAAACACTCTCCACCCATAAGACCTGCAAACTCTTTTATAAAACTTAAATCGTGCTTGCTTACTCCCGCGCATATAGCACACCATTTATTTTTATTTTTAATATTGTCGAAATTTGCATGCCACATATGTCCTTTGGCGCATTCCCACTGTAATAATTCTTTAGCGTTATTATATACAGAGCTTAAACATCTGCCGTTTTTGAGGGCAGCCACCTCGCGGCATTTGGTTATTGAGTGTTTTAAGACTTCGCTGCAAGAAGCACATTTACTTTTTCTAAACGATGAATAACTACAATAATATTCATAACCACAAACTTTGCACATCAATAAAAGCTTGGTATTGCAATTTTTATACGTGCCAGAAACAATAATTATATTATTATTTTTTAATAATTTAACAATATAATTGTGGCTAAGCGCTTTTCCCATTTCTTATTATTCGTATTCTTTTAGTAATCTTACGCAAGCCTTAAATATTTCTTCTGCTGCAATTTCGTTAATGGGCCCATTTCCGTCTGGGTTTTTGACACATCTATTTTTGTAGCACGCGCGATCAACGCAACCGCTTCTTCGTTCGCTCTGTAAAAGAATATACTTGGCAGATGCCATATCTGGGACCCACGGGCCTGTACTCGATGCGTAAGAACATCCGAAAATCGCCACCAAGGGTGTCCCCAACCCCGCCGCCACATGCATAGGCGCACTGTCGATTCCTACATGCACCACGGCACCCGAAAGTACCTGTGCAAGTTGATTATAGGACGTTTTTCCTCTTAGATCGATATCCACTTCGGCGTACTGTTTATCTTCCCCTGCTCCTACTTGCACGACTTTCAAATCTGGATAGAGGGATTTTAAATTTTGTAGAACTTCACTCCACTCTTCATAATTTCTCGCCTCCCATCGCCCCACACCCGAGCCAGGGTGGAAAGTTAGATATGCGCCACCTGATTCGTTAAACCCTTCAATCGCTTCCTTCTGTATGAAATAATTTCCAAGTTTTGTATTGCAGTGATTCGCATACTCATCAGCGAGCAATCTCCCTTGCCCTCTTTTGATCCAATTGCTGAATGTATATTGTGTTGCGACATTGGGGGTGAGGGCAAGATCAAATAAACCCTCTAGTAGATCTACATTGATCATAGTCTCGTTCCACGGAATAACCTTGTGAATATGTGGATTATCTTTTAATATATCCACATATTTCATATCGGTTGCAAAATAAATTTTGCATTCTGGTGGTAATTCTTTTACTAGCCCATCAATTACTGCTGTCGAAATATAGACATCACCCGCGCTCATGGGCATTGTGTATATGACATTGTAATCGTTAGGTGTATCAATAAACGCCTGAAGGTGCCCTTGGGGCGATATTTTGCTCTCTGTCTCTCGAATTAAGTGCTGTCTGATGGTATTTACGAAGTTTTCGCCTACTTTTTTGGTGTCAAACTCGTCTCGAACTGTTGCAGATAGTTCCTGCGCCCACTCATATGGCTTGATGTAAGATGATATAATTTTTCTCATCTTTCGTTTTACGTCGTCTTCTTTTGCGTTGGCCCATCGTGAGCCCTTAATCATTACATTTTCCCACACAGCAACGTCGGGGATCTCGCGTAAGTCGTACTCCACTGGAAGCCATTTGCCTCTGTTTAGAAAATCAAGATGGCCCGACCAATTTGTAGCAATAACTGGCAATCCGCAGGCGGAGGCCTCTAATAGAGGTAAGCCGAATCCTTCACCGTGAGTGAGCGAAATAAATGCCTTAATCTTTGGGTGGTTATAAAGATCTGCCATCTCCTCGTCAGTCAAGTTTGCGTGAATTAGGTAAATTGAGGGCACGTCTTCTGCTTTGAAATTTGATTTAATTTCCTGTAATCGAGTCTTTACTAAACTATAATCCATCAAAGAATTCTTAGCCATGTTGACTTTTAATACAAGACCAACATCCTTTCTTCCTTTAAAAGTTTCAATGAAGTATTTTACAAGCAGTGCGATGTTTTTACGATCTTCGCCGTACGTGCCTCGTCCCCATTGCCCGACATGAAGAAAATTAAATTCTGGCTCAAGATCAAAAAGATTTTTTTCTATCACACGAGGAAGAAATAGACTGGTATCTACACCTTCGTGACACACGATAACAGGTTTTACTACTTTCATTTGTCCCGATTGCTGCGTTCTGGGATCCTGCCACTCTACAATAGTGTTACAAAGGCTTTCCTTGCTGTGTTCGCTGGGAACGACAATCAAATCCATTTCGTTGCATTTCTGCACCCATACAACCGCGACACGATCAACTTCAATCCCTGCCGTTACCCCAACGTTGAAAGTACCTTGCCTTTCAAATTCGTTTGGGATTGTAATGTGAACAAAGAGATCAAACTTATTATTTCCGTTGTGTTTTTCGGCAACTCTTTTTTCTACAAGCTTACGGATGGTTTGCTTTTCCTCTGTATTCTCGGTGAGAAATGAGGTATGCCCCCAGTTTATATTTTCGACATGTACATCGAAAATAGGATCTTGAAGCAACGCTGTGAGAATCTCGCGAGCATGTTTTCCATAGCCTGATTGTGTCAAAACTGGACCTTTTAGCAGCGTCTTAATCTTCATTTACAATCTCCAATTAAATTTTAGTAAATTTTATTCTATTTTTATTTCCGTGTTCTTTATATTCTTTGATTTTTTTGGACAAAGCACCATCCCATGAATTTACCATGTCGTCAAGCTTGAAAAGCTTTCGCGCATGTTCTGCACACTCTTGTCCTAACTTTTCAATATCCGCTTGTGTCATATTGTACATTTTAAGATATGCGGCCAAAATATCTTCATCGGCACATCGGCAATCAAAAATATACGGAATTTGTTGACTGCCTGTTAGTGATTTTACTTTGGGGTATATTGATACACCATACTCTTTTCCTGTTTCTGCATCGTAATTTTGATCCTGCAGCCCGCCCGTGCGTACAGAGATGACGGGGGTTCCGCACATTAAGCTCTCTAAGCTGCTCAGCCCGAACCCTTCATTGTTGCTCAGGTTGACCGTACAGTCTGCAATATTGTAAAATATAGCCATTTGCTCTGGCGGAACCCTCTGGCTAGAGAAGGCAATTTGATCCTGTCGGAGCCCAAGGAGCTTACATACCTCAAGAAGGTTTGCCCCTTCGAGGTCGTGAGGATCTGAGTGAAGTAATAGAAACGCCTTATCTTGTCCTACTACGTCTAACGTTTCCTTAAAGGTTTTTATAACATCAGAAGTCATTTTACGTCTAGCGTTACGGCTATTGTAAAAATACATAAATTTGTCTTTATTGGATCCAAGCGCCGCCGCTTTGTGTTTTGCTATATCTGCGGTGGAAAATGGTCGAAATACTTTTTTGTCTACAGCGTGTGGGATATAGCCACAATCTGCGTGATTTAACGAGGTTAAGATGCTGTGAGTTAGTTTGGAAATACAGCCGACATAATCACACGAATCGTAAAAGTCCTTATTGAACTCGGGGATTGGGAACTCGTCCCACACATGATAGTACAAAATGGGGATTCCTCTGTCCTTTATTTCGTCGGACATCCCAATCAACCACGAATAGAATCTAGGGTCGGTCATTATCCAGATTGCATCTGGCTTTTCCACTTCCATTAGCTCTCTTACTATGGTCTCATCGCCGTAGCCATCAACTGGAAAAATAATCCAATCATCTCCGAACTCTTGCACCTTCTGGGGTCTGTAGTCTGGATGTTTTACTGCCCCCCCCAAGCTCCTTATTTGATATCTGCCAGTCCTAAGCAGCCCCTCGAAAATGTATTTAGATTGCGTCCCCACTCCAGAGCTAACCAGGGGATGGTCGCCGAAGGTTAAAATTTTATATTTTTCTGTCATGGTTTATAGCGTCCAATCTCCTTTAAGTATTGTATGTCTTTTCTTGTTTTTATCTTGTGATCGGCTTCCCAAATCGGTTGTAGATTCGTATAATGACAGGCTTTTAAAAATTCAGCCCTACTTCCCAAGTTGAAGCTTGCAATTGGTGTTATATGATCAATGTGCCATCCGTTTTTTCCGTAATTTTCCCATGTCATTTCTGGTTGAAATTTAGATTCAAGATATTTTTTTAGCTCCACCGTAGTGCAGCCAAGATCTTTTATCGCGGATCCCTGCTTGACTCCATATTTTTTGGTGGCACGAGCGAGCCTACTACGTAAAATAATAGATAATTTGAAATGTATATCTACTTTGTTTCTTTCTCTTTTATACGTTTTTATTTTTTCCTTATTATTATTATCGTATTTTTTTGTAGTTTTACGTCTGGTTTCTATTCTGCTCGGAAAAGAAGCTCTAATTTTATCATACTCTTTTAGTTTTTGTAAGTTATCAAGTCTATATTTCTTATCTATTTTCTTTTTACATTGTTTACAGTTTGGTCTCAACCCGTCATAAGATATTTTTCTTGCATGGAATTCGCTTTTTAATAATTTCTTGTTGCACTGCGTGCAAACCTTTGTATCACTATTTATTCTACGTTTTATTTCTTTCGGATCAAGTTTACTTGTCACGTCTACTTCCCCAAAACAAAATCGTTCACCTGCGTCATTAATTCTTCAAGCTTGGCCTTGGTTTTTTCACCTTCCAACGCCGTCTTTGCGTCGTCGAGGTTTCCGAACGGCCCCAGCGTAAGCACCACGGCCATCATGGAAATGTAAGCGCCGTCAGATACCTGAACGACATTACCTACTTCTTCGTTAATCCAAATGACTCTGCCATCTGCACTTACTTTCCTTTCCCAGCTGCTCATGTAATCTCCTTTTTTGATACTACAGCTGAACCAGAAAAACAAATTGTTCCGCTAATGTAGTTTACTACAAATAAATTTATAGCATCCTGCAGCGTTTTGCCGTCTCTGTTTTTTAGTGTAAACTCGAACTTTACGTAATCAGATTCTTCTACCCTGCTTGAAAACATTTTTGGATTTTGAAATCCTATTTTTTTTCTTCTTCCCATACATATAAGTATACATCTTCTATTGTTCGTTCCAAGAAATGTACACAGAAATCCACACTATTTGCAATGTTCGGATCTGTAAAAATAGCAAGGATGTCCTTCACCGTAACGTAGACAGCTAGTTCTGTTTTTGATGAAGATTTTTCTGTTGATAGCACTTAGGGGATCGTTCATCCACCTAAGAGCGTTCGCCACCTTTTTCGGTCCAGAAGTAATTCTTATTGTTTTTAGCGGTGATTTTGATTTTTGCTTTTCTATCACAACAAAATATGTCTCTATATTTTTTGGATCTATATTTTTGATTACAGAATAAAAATGTTTATAAAGCGTTAGCTGGTATTCTTTCGCTGCGTCTTTATATTTCACGAAAAAGAACGAAGATCCTGACGTTTTAAAGTCTATAATGACCACCTTGCTCCCTGTTTGTATGATGATATCAACAAACCCTTTAAACATCTGTGGCCACTTTTCGGAGGCAAGATGAAAAAGTCTTTCCTCGACAGAAAGAACTTTAAAGTCTGGGAAGTGCTTTTCTAATTCTTGTTTAATGTTCGTGAATATTTTTTCTACATTTTCTTTGTAATCTATACATTCTAACTTGTACAATGAACAAAATTTAATCCATCGTCGGTTAAATTGCTTTAATGCTTCCTGCGGGGTGATTTTATCTTGTAAAATATCTTGGACATATGCGTGAATCCATTTACCAAAAATAGTATCATGGCTGTTTGACCACGGTTTCAGCCCCATTATTTGAGCTAAATTAAAATAATGTGGACAATAATGAAAGTCCCGCAGAGAAGAGAAAGAAATATTTTTTACTGTACGTGGTTTTTCGTTCATAGTATGTTAGTTTATCAGCTTGGTAAAATTGTCTGTACTTTCCATCCCTGTGCCATCCACCTGTTTGTCCACATCTGTAAATATCTTTTTTAGAATCGCATTCATTTCTCCATATTCCATTGGTTCTTCTGATGTGGAAAGGTTATAAAAAGTAAGTTCATAGTCGCCAGTTTCTGTGTCCATTGTAATTTCACATTTAATTTTCATAAGCGCTCACTTTAAAAGTTCATTAATTTTATAGTTGTGCATGTTTTTTGTATACTGATTACTGCAAGAGCCGTACAACAGAAAGCACCATCTATTTGGATATTGTGGGTTGACACTGTTTCCTTCCCCGTCCGTAAGCAGGAACACTGCTTTTGGATACTTTTTCAAATTGAGCTGGATATAATCTTCAATTATATTAAAATATGTTCCGCCGCCACCCTTCGGCATATCATCGGAATTGATATTATATGGATAACATTTTGTATCAAAAGTAATTGCTTTTACTTTATAATGTTTTGGCGTATTCTTCACCACAGAAATAAACAAAGATATTGCAGCTTTGTCAATAGACCCTGACGTGTCAATGGCAACAAATATTTCTTCTTTTTCTTGAT